CAGACTCAGGTAAGTTCGAGGTATTAGAATTCTGGGGCAGCGTCAACGGTTTTGAGTTAGAAGAACACGGCATTGAGTTCTCAGAGTCAGACGATCTATCACAAGAATACCAGTGCAATATCTGGATGGTAGATGACAAAATTATAAAGGCACAATTGAATCCTCTCCCGGGAGGCATCATTCCTTATTTCATATTCCCGTACGAAAAGAACCCACATGTGTTCTGGGGAACTGGCGTACCTAAGATGATGCGTGATTCACAACAAACCATGAATGCCGCCACAAGGATTTATTTAGACAACGTGGCTTTATCTTCAGGACCTATGGTTGAGGTTAACACCGACATCATGGCTTCCGGTGAGGACCCAACAGATCTATATCCTTGGCGTGTGTTCCTGAGAGAGGGTGGTGATGGTAACCAACCTATGGTTAGGTTCTATCAACCGCAGTCTAACTCACCCGCCCTTGTTTCGGTGATTGAGCTGTTTAGAAGATTTGCCGATGAAACCACGGCTCTTCCGTCCTACACACATGGACAAACACAGAGCTCGCTTAACAGAACAGCGACAGGTATTTCAATTCTGATGTCCAATGCGAACATTGTCTTGAAGTCTGTTATTAAGAACATAGATGATTATTTAACCAAACCGCTTGTAAGATCTTTGTATGACTGGAACATGACTTGGAACCCCAATTCAGATATTAAGTCAGACATGAGAATCATTGCTAGAGGTTCAACAACGATGGTACAAAAAGAAGTTCAGTCTCAAAGATTGTTACAGTTCTTATCGTTACTTAATAATCCGCAGGATCAGCAAATGATTAAGAGGGATAAACTTCTTAAGGATGTTGCTAAGTCATTAGACATAGATCCGGATGATGTACTTAAATCTGAAAAGGAGTTAATGGATGAGCAACAACAACTACAACAAGCTATCGCCGGAATGCAGCAAGGCGGTCAAATTAATCAAGTCCCAAATGGGGACGGAGTGGTCGGTCCTGATGCAAGAAATGGAACACCTTCGCCAGAGGGAGAGGGACCAGTTGGAAATAACGGAGGACTACCGCTTTAGTCAAGGACGTTGCGACATACTGAAGTTTGTTGTATCTTTAGACCAAATTGCAGACAAAGTTTTAAACTCGTTGGGAACCCGTAAGGAAACTCCCAACATATATAAATAATCGACACCCTTAACATAAGGACCGAGGATAAAAAAATGACTGAAGAAGTTAAAACCAGAGGCGAGATGATCGCCGAAAGGCTTGAAAAAGAAGCTGACGAGATGATAAAACAGATGGAAGCTTCTCAGAAGGAATCCGAACCAGAAGGACAGGGACTTGCAAACCTTGATTCAGAAGTAGAGGACACCCCAGAAGAGAAAGAAGAAACTGTTGAGACTTCACCCCCTGAATCTCAGGATACTGAAGAATCAAGTCAAGCGGATGAAGAGATTCAAACCGAAGTAGAGAATGAACAAGTGGAGGATGATCAGGAGACTGTGTCATCTAAACAGTGGGAGGAACGGTACAAGAACGCTCAGGCGAGAATGACCAAAGCCACCCAACATGAGAAAGAGCTTGAGAGAAAGATCTCTGAGTTAACCGATAAGGTTAAGGCAATGGAATCACTGAAGAGTGAGACCAGAGTTGAGAAGCAGATGGAAGAAGTAGGCGTCGACCTCTCTGAGATAATGAAAGATTATCCAGAGTTAGTGAAGCCCCTTCAGAGTTATGTGGATACAGCTTTTGCCAAACTGAATCAGAAGTTTGAAAAAACTACTCAGGAATTAACGAAAGTTCAACAGGAAGATTTGGTCCGTGAGCACAAAGCTAAGTTAGCTAAAGCCCACCCAGACTATGTCCAGATAGCCAACTCAGAGGATTTTAATCTGTGGCTAGAAAGACAAAGCCCGGTATGGCAGCAGGTAGCAGAAAGCGGCGGGGCTGACGACACCATCGAACTGCTCTCACGTTATAAAAACGCACTTGGTATCACTACTACTCCGGAGGTTTCTAAAGCAGACTTGGTTGAAAAAGCAAAGCAAAACGCTGAGCCGAATCTACCAAAAGCTAGGAAACAAAATATTGGGAGTAGTAAAAAGATTTGGACTGCTGCTGAGATTGGTAAGTTGAACGATAAACAGTTCCGTAAATACGAAGCTGAGATTGATTTAGCTCACCGAGAAGGCAGAGTAAGACCATAAATTTTTACTGCAAATTTTTGAAATTGACATTAAAAAATTAGGAGTAAATAATGGCATATTCATCAAGTAGTGGAAGTTTTTCTTTCGCAGCTGGAGAACAGCATTTCATTCCAGAAGTCTTTTCTAAAAAATTACAAGCTAAGTTTTACGCACAGACAGTTTTATCTGAGGTAACAACTAACGAGTATGAAGGAGAAATTTCTGGGTTAGGTAACAAAGTAAACATAAGAACAGTACCAGCAGTAACAGTTGCTGACTACACAGGTTCTTTGTCTTACTCTGATGTAACATCTAGCACTATTGAGTTAGACATCAACAAAGCTAAAAGCTATGCTTTTAAAGTTGACGATATCTTAAGAATGCAAGCTGATATTGATTTCATGAACGAGGCAGCACAAGATGCAGCTCAGAACATGAAAATCGCTATTGAGCAAGATGTGTTCGCAAACGTAGCGGCTGGTTCGTCTTTAACAGACATCAACTCTACACCTGCTGACATCACATCAAGCACAGTGCTTGGTCACATTCTTTCTGCTGGAGAGCAGTTGGACGACAACAATATTCCTGAAGACGGAAGATTTATGATTGTCAACCCAGCGGTTGCTACTCTAATTAAGCAGTCTGAACTAAGACAAGCTTACTTAACTGGTGATAGCGTTTCACCTTTAAGAAATGGCTTCATTGGAAAAATTGATAGATTCGACATGTACGTATCTAACAATCTGTCTACAACATCAGGTGTAACATCTGGTCTTTATGGACATCCAAAAGCTATTGCTTATGCATCTCAAATGACTAACACTGAAACTGTAAGACTTGAGTCTTCATTCGGTGATGGCGTTAGAGGTTTGGCTGTATACGGATACAAAGTTGTCCTACCTACAGCTATAGGTGAATTCAAGCTACAAGTTGCTTAATTAACCACCCCGGGGAGCTTCGGCTCCCCACTTTTTTGTGATACCTTATTCATATTTACTATAGGAATTTACTATGAACAAAGACGAACTAGTTGAACACGCCAAAGCAGAATTTGGTGTAGACCTTGACAAAAAAACAAAACTTGCCGATCTAGAGGCTCAGGTAGAAAATCTTCAAAAGAAAAAGCCACAGCCAAAGTCAGAACCGAAGAAGGGCAGCAATGACCCTATCGCTTCTAAAGGCGAGCATGGAAAAGTTGTACCGTGGAACCCTGCACACAGGGCAGAGTACTGGCAATTTATCTATGACGAAAGATCTCTTTCAGAAGAAGAGAGAAAATTACTAGGTCTCTAACGTGGCAACGGTTCGGGTCATTGATGTCATTGATAAGGCAGAAGAGATTTTACAGGACACATCAAACGTACGCTGGTCCCAGCAAACTCTTTTAGATTATTTAAACGACGGACAAAGAGAGGTCGTTCTCTTTAGACCCGATGCCAGCACGACAAACGAATCTTTCACATTGGCTGAATCAGCCAAACAAACATTACCCGTAAGTGGCTTAAGGCTTTTAGACATATATAAAAATCTTAGCCCTAACAAAACGCCCGTTACTATCATTGAAAGAAAAATACTAGACGATCAGGTGGATGACTGGTACTCATCAACGGGTCTAGCTGTGGAACATTATATTTATAACCCAGTAGATCCTAAGTCATTTTATGTATATCCATACCCTTCTGACAGTGGTCATACTATAGAAATTATTTATAGTTCCTCACCATCAAACATAACCATTAGTGATTTTACAACAGATAGTACAACCATAAGCTTGGACGATACTTACGCTAATGCTATCTTAGATTATATGCTTTACAGGTCATATCAGAAAGATTCTGAGTATGCAGGAGATCTTCAAAAATCAGCCTCATACTATGCATCTTTCCAGAACGGGCTGGGCATTAAAACACAGGCAGATGCAGGATCTCAACCAAGACCAGCAACGCCAGCACAGGACACTTAGTAAATGGCAGTATCAAAGAAAATAGAAACGCTGATCCCCAAAGTAAGAAGGGAGGCACCGAACTGTCCCAAGTTTATAATACTTGATGAGTTAAGGAACACCTTAATTGATTTTTGTATTAACACAGATATTTATATGCAAGACATTACTCCGTTTGTGGTGGTTGCAAATGTTAACCAGTATGACTCAAGTGATTTAGATATACCGCCGGGAGCAGAGCTCAATCACATCATTGATATTTTTAGATCAAGATCTGATGCCAGCATTAATCAAATATCACAAAAGAAACTTATTCCTCTAGAGGCAAAAGCACAAATAGGATCTCAGTCTATTTTTAGTGTTTATGGAAAAGGTAGGGTTGATTACTACACACAAAAAGATCAAGAAACAATTTTGGTAGCACCAACACCCGAGGCAACAGAAACTCTTTATGCCTTATACAGCTTGAAGCCAAAACAAACAGCCACAACCATTCCCAACATTATTGCTAACGAATATCAAGAAGTGATTGTTCATGGTGCACTTTATAGACTACAGATGATGAAAGACTCACCTTGGTCAGATATTCAGGCTGCCGATTTAAACAAAAGGATGTATGATAAGGGAGAGGCTTTAGCAGTTAGAAAAACAAAATATGGAAATGTTGGAGCTAACTTAACTGTTAAATATCAGGAGTTTGGATACTAATGGCATATTCAGCAAATTTAAAATTAGTTGTGGGAGATACGCTTCCAGAACTTACCATCACATTAAAGGACTCAAACACAGCTGCGTCTGGTCAAACCTTAGACCCAGAGGACGCAACAACCTTCGCACCGATAGATATAACCAGCGGCACCGTAAGGCTTAGGGTTAGAGAGATAGGAACAACGACAGTGCTCAAAACAATTCTTTGTACAATAACAGACCCAACAAACGGTGTATGCACAATGGTATTTCCAAGCGACACTTTTTCTTCAGCTGGGCTTTATGAGGGCGAGGTTGAATTTACAAAGTCAGATGGAAACATTCAAACAGTTAACGATCTAATTAAGTTTACCGTAAGAGATGATTTTGACTGATGGCACTGAAAATATCAGTATCATTCTCCAATCTGCACTTAACGCTAGATAGACAAGAGCTTGCATCTTTAAGATCTTCCCCAGAATCTTCAACAACTTTATTATCTTTTGTTGAGCTTGTTGCAGCTGACATAAGGCTAGACCCAGACACCAAGAACCTTTACTTTACTGGCGATAATCCGAACGCACTGGTTTTAAATATTTCTGAGGACTTGGCTTTTAATTTTGGAAAATCATCGTCTGAAACGCTAACCATATCAGAGTCTCTGGAAAAAAGCACAGAAAGTGTTTTGCTTGATTCTATTGGTTTGCTGGATTCGCCAGAGCTCTTTTTTAACAAGCCCCTAACAGATACATTTAATATTACAGAGCAATCTGTTTTGAATATAGGCTTAGAAAAAGAGGATACAGCATCAATCAGTGAGTCAGATGTAAAATCTATGTCTTTAGCTAAGGATGATGGTGTTTCTATATCAGAAAGTGCAAGGTTAGACCCATCTCTTAACAAAGAGGATTCTGTTGCACTATCAGAGTCTCTATCTAGAATAGTTACATTTATTAGAGAGTTTACAGACTCGTTTACCCTAGACGACCTTGCTAGTGTAGATGATCCTTTACAAACCGATGTTGGCTTAGATAAAACAAATATTACAACCTTAACGGAAGAACACATCTACCTTCTTTCAAAGGTTTTATCAGACTCTTACACGGTTACAGAAAACGCAGAGTTGTTGTTTAACAAGCCAGCTACAGATTCTTTAAACATGGCAGAGGCTTCTTCTTTATTGGTGGCTTTAAATAAAACAGATAGCGTCACCCTGTCTGAAACCCTTGCTTATTTACTTAGTAGCATTTTTACAGATTCATTCTCTTTTCTAGATTCTGATGCAAAATCATTTGTTACGGAAAAGAACGATACCACTTCACTATCAGACCAAGAGGTGATATCTTTATCAAAGAGCCTTACAGATCAAACCTCTGTAACGGAGTCTATTGACATACAGTTGATAGTAAATGTTAGAGGTTTCGTTCTTAATACAAGGGCTCTTAACACTGGTGTATTAAATTAGGAGACTATAAATGTTAAAAGATGGACTAAAACTTACTGGTAAGAAGTATTGCCCTTAACGGAAATACC